TGGATGAAAGAAAAACTAGAAGGTGCTATTGCTGGTGAAGATGAGTTATCTGTCAGAACTGAGTTAGTTGGTGGTCAAGGTAAGTATGGTCGCCTTCTTGGTTGGTTGTATATTGGAGATGAAGAATTGTCTCTCAATGAGCAAATGATCGAGGAGGGTTATGCTCATGCCTATGATGGAGGCACCAAGGATATGAACTTAGAAAAACTAAGAGAGATTCGTAGGGCGCATGGCACATTAGTAGAATGAGTACAACTGAACAGTATCTTGGTAATCCTAATCTAAAGAAAGCAAACGTTGCCACAGAGTTTTCTCCTGAAGAAGTACAGGAGTATCTTAAGTGTGCAGATGATCCTGTATATTTCATTCAGACATATATTAAAATTGTTTCTCTGGATAAAGGTTTGATTCCTTTTGACATGTATGACTTTCAGGTTGATATGACCAGAAAGTTTCATGACAACAGATTTAATATTGCCAAGTTACCTCGTCAGTCTGGTAAATCCACCATCGTTACTTCATATCTTCTCTGGTATGTTCTTTTTAATGCGAATGTAAATGTCGCTATTCTAGCAAACAAGGCAGCAACTTCTCGTGAGATGCTGCAGAGATTACAACTAAGTTATGAAAACCTCCCCAAATGGCTCCAGCAAGGAATCCTCCAATGGAACAGGGGCAGTCTGGAACTGGAGAATGGCAGCAAAATCATGGCTGCCTCTACTAGCTCTAGTGCCGTCAGGGGCATGTCTTTTAATGTCATTTTTCTGGACGAATTCGCGTTTGTTCCGAACCACATTGCTGATCAGTTCTTTTCATCTGTCTATCCTACTATATCTTCTGGTAAAAGCACAAAGGTAATTATCATCTCCACGCCACACGGGATGAATATGTTCTACAAGTTATGGCATGATTCTGAGAGAGGTAAGAATGAATATATACCAACAGAAGTTCATTGGTCTGCTGTTCCTGGTAGAGATACTGCGTGGAAAGAACAGACTATCAAGAACACTTCAGAATCTCAATTCAAGGTCGAGTTTGAATGTGAGTTCCTTGGTTCTGTTGATACATTGATTGCTCCAAGTAAGTTGAGAACAATGCCGTATGCAGATCCTGTTGCACAAAATAAAGGTCTTGCCATTTATAAACGTGTTGAACCTGAACATAACTATATCATAACGGTTGACGTTGCCCGTGGTACAAGTCAGGATTACTCAGCATTCTGTGTTATGGACACTACAACAGTACCATATGAAATGGTTGCTAGATATAGAAATAATGAAATCAAACCTATCATCTTCCCCAATGTTATTGTGGATGTTGCAAGAAATTATAACTATGCATATATTTTATGTGAGGTAAATGATATTGGTGGACAGGTTGCAGATATTATCCAGTTTGATTTAGAGTATGAAAATCTTCTGATGGTAGCAATGCGCGGTCGTGCAGGACAGCAACTCGGTCAAGGATTTTCTGGTAAGAAGACACAACTGGGTGTCAAGATGTCTACTGCTGTAAAACAAGTTGGATGCTCAAATCTTAAAGCATTGATTGAAGAAGACAAACTTATTATTCCAGACTACGATACAATTGCGGAACTAACTACATTCATTGTTAAGGGGCAATCATTTGCTGCAGAAGATGGTTGTAATGACGACCTTGCTATGTGTTTGGTTATTTTTGCATGGATGGCAATGCAAGAATATTTTAAACAGATGCATGATAATGATGTGAGACAACGCATCTATGATGATCAAAGAGAGAACATCGAACAAGACATGGCACCGTTCGGATTTATGTCAGATGGATTAGAGGATGATCATATTATTGATGCTCAAGGAGAGAGGTGGGAGATTGCGGAATATGGTGATAGATCGTACATGTGGGAGTTCCAGTGAGTTTTCAAAAATATAAATAATCTTAGACAACCGACAACGGAACTTTTAGGAGTATATCACGATGGCATCTAACCAATCATCGCCAGGTGTAGTCATTCAGGAGAGAGACCTGACGACTATTACTACATTATCAACAGCAAATGTTGGCGTAATTGCGGCACCTTTTGAGATGGGTCCCGTAGAAGAAATTGTAACTATCTCAAGCGAAAGACAACTTGAAGAAGTTTTTGGCAAACCTAATGATGCCAACTACGAGTATTGGTATACTGCTGCTCAGTTCCTTTCTTATGGTGGCATTCTTAAGACTGTTCGTGTTACTTCCTCAGCACTAAAAAATGCTGTTAATACTGGAACAGCACCCCTGATTAAGAACTTTCAAGACTACGAAACTAACTACGAAGCTGCAAATAACACTTGGACTTGGGCAGCAAAAACTCCTGGATCAAAAGGAAATTCGGTTGGCATTTTTGTAACAGACGCTGGTGCTGACCAGATTGCTGTTATCCCCGCACCTGGTTCGGGTAATGAGTTTGAGTATGTTGCAGATGAAGCAGTTACTGCAGCGTCAGGTGCTGCTGGTAAAGTTTTCAAGTATAGCATTGTTCTCAATGTAGATACCGTTGTTGGTACGTTTGTTCCTGGTACAGCAACTACAATTTCTATTGGTGGTTCTGATGAATCGGTTACTGTTCTTGCATGGGACTCTGCCAATAAGAAATTGGAAGTTGGTCTTCCTGCTGGTGGTGTTACTGGTATCATTTCAGATGGTCAGGTAATTACTCAAGGTAGTAACACTGCTGCTGTTGATACAACTATTGAGCGTCGTTTATATATTGGTCTGGATAAGGGTAGTGTCGAATTTGCAGCTTCAGATGCTGTCGTTGATACTAATAGCAACTCTGCAACTGTGACCTCAGTTCGTTCTGAGTATGCCGAGCGTGAGTATTTGCCTGGTGTTAAGTGGATCAATGTCGCTCCTCGTCCTGGCACTTCCAAGTTTGCTTTGGATGGTGGTGGTTTCCGCGACGAATTGCATATCGTTGTTGTTGATATTGACGGTAAAATTACTGGTACTACTGGTGCTCTCCTTGAGCGTTTTGTAGGTGTTTCTAAGGGATCTGATGCCAAGACCTCTGTTGGTGAAACCAACTATTATGTCAATGTTCTGAAGGCAAGATCCGAGTATATTTTCTGGGGCGAGCATGAGGCAGGTGTCTTCAATGCAACAACAACTGGTTCAGATGGAACTTGGGGACTCTCTACACAATCTAGACAGTTTAACCTTCTACGTTCTTCTGCTGGTACAGTAGATTATCCCGTTGGTCAAACAACAGTTGGTTCTAAGAACAACTCTACTTTCTACTATCGTCTTGAGTCTGGTGCTGATTATGTAGCATCTAGTGGTGTATATTCAGTAAGTAATACTGATGTTGCTTCTGCATACGAACTACTTGAGGATCCCGAATCTCAGACAATTGATTTCATCTTAACTGGTCCTTCTGGTTCTACTGATTCCGAAGCAATTGCTAAGATCACTTCTCTTGCAAATATTGTTGAAGAGCGTCGTGATTGCATGTTGTTTGTATCGCCCCGTCGCGCTAACATTATTGGATTGAGTAACGCTACTACAATTACCAATAATATTGTCAAATTCTTTGATCAACTTCCATCCAGTTCTTATATTGCTTTTGATTCTGGTTATAAGTATATCTACGATAAGTACAATGATGTTTATCGTTACGTTCCTTGTAACGGTGACGTTGCTGGTCTTTGTCTACAGACAACCGAAGTTGCAGAACCTTGGTTCTCTCCTGCAGGTTTCCAACGTGGTGTCTTGAGAAATGCAATCAAACTTGCATATACTCCCAATAAGACTCAGCGCGATACTTTGTATTCTGCTCGCGTCAACCCTATTGTTGCTTTCCCTGGTCAAGGAATTGTTCTATATGGTGATAAGACCGCACAAGGTTTTGCATCTGCATTTGACAGAATCAACGTTCGTCGTTTGTTCCTCACTATTGAGCGTGTAATCAGTGGTGCTGCTAAGGCGCAACTGTTTGAACAGAATGATGCAGCTCAGCGTTCACTGTTCCTCAATATTGTCGAACCTTACATGCGTGAAGTACAAGGTCGTCGTGGCGTTACTGACTTCTTAGTCAAGTGTGATGATGACAATAACCCAACCGAAGCAGTTGATCGTGGTGAGTTCTACGCAGAAATCTTTGTGAAACCCACCCGTACAATTAACTATATTACCCTCACC